TGTTTGATAACAAATAGACATTTCTTCTCTGTAACTGAAGAAGAATACAAAACAGCTAATGTTTCCTTGTTTAATCCATTCAGAGAGTACATGCGAATTCCTACATCACAACTTGATGTGATGTCATTTGCTCATGAAGATGAACCACACAGTTTGTATTATGATTTAATTGCCATTAAATTTCCAAGTGCAGTGAAACAACATATTGATTTGACACAATCCCACAATATGGATTGTAATTTCATAAAGATGGAAAATATAGACAAGATATTACACCAGAATGCCACAATGGTTTCCTTATGTGAGGCGGTGGAATTCGAGAAAATTAAGGGAATTGATACAATCACTGCGAATCCAAGTTGGATTTTGATGGCAGAAAAGCAAAGAATTTCAATCAAATCCATAAACAGAGAGCCTTTGACTGCAACAGATCCAAATGGGGAATTTTTGTACACATGGAAAACAGTTTCTTATGATGCTCAAACATTAGCCGGATCATGTGGAAGTGTTCTAGTATCAAATTCATCTAATGAAACAGGTAAGGTGATAGGAATACACATGGCGGGTTATTGCTTAACAGATGATGCGTTTGGTCAAATTGTAACAGCTGAGATGATACAAGCATTGAAACCATATTGTCAGATGAGATATAAACCAGGAAAGATCGTAACAATCTTGCCCAACGAATTTCCTATTATAGCGACAATCCCACGTCCATTGTACATGCCATGTGAAACAAAATTGAGAAAAACTATTTGTTATGGAGAAGTTTTTGAAACAACAAAAGCACCAGCAAAATTGAAGTATGGGAAAGGAGAAGAGCATGGAGCTGTGACTGCAATAAAGAAATATTTAAATCCTAGCTATTTCTTGTCAGATGATGACAGAGCTTTTTGCAGAGCATACATGCATCACCTATTTAAACCAACAAGACCTATTATGAAAATGACACGTGAAGTAGCAATTAGAGGCATTGAAGGTGACAAATATATACAAGCAATGAATAGAAAATCAAGTTGTGGAATACCCTTAGCACAAGAGACAACAAAAACAGGAAAACACGAATATCTTGGAGAGGGAGAAGAGTTCATTTACGACCATCCAAGATTGGTTCAGCTCATTGATGAGATAACAACTTGTATAATGAATAATGAGAGACCAGATATTTATTTTGCAGTAACAATGAAAGACGAATTGAAGAAAGTTGAAAAACTTTTAGCTCGTATTTTTGCAGCAGGACCGATCCAATATTCAGTGCTCTTTAGAGAGTATTATATTGATTATTTCGCAGCAACAACGGAACGAAGGATTTTCAACTCTTCTTTAATTGGGATCAACATGTTAAGTTCAGATGTTGATGTGCTTGTAAGATATCTTTTGGAAGTTGCACACCCGTCCGAGCGTGCATTTCTTGCAGGAGATTTCAAGAACTTTGATGGTACATTAATGTCTTGCCTTTTGTGGGAAATATATGAGGT